GCACCGGCCACGAGCTTCGTCAGTCGGATCTCGTTCGCGGTGTGCCGGTAGAGCAGGTAGGCGTCTCCACGGTAGATCGCGAGGAGGTTGTTGGACCGGTTCGGGAAGGCCGAGGTCATGTCCGACGCCGCGAGCGAAGTGCCCAAGGAGGTGACGGTGCCGTTCACCGTATCGACGGTGACCACCTCGCGAGTCGCGCGCTTGAACGCCAGAGCCTTCGCCATCTCTGCTCCTTACGGCGTCGGCGTCGCAACCACGGCCTGCACCCAGGGTTGGGTGGCCGCGTGCTGCTGCGTCGTCACCGCAGCCGACCACATGCCGGCTGCCGTATTGTCCACTACCACCAAGGGCTCGATCCACGGCTGAGTGGAGCCGCGCAGGCCGTCGAATGTAACACGGTCGATCTCGACATGGATCGGCTTGTAGCGCAGGAGGCGCTCCGCGATTCGCGTCGCCACGTCCGGGTCGAAGTCCTGCTTCGGATTGGCTGGCGGGTAGAAGGTCAGCCTTAGCGAGTGAGATCTGTACCGGCCCTTGAAGTGGAGTGTATAGGGCCACAGGGCGTACGGATCGTCGTAGACGAGATCGAGCGGTAGCGCGTCCAGCGCGATCTCGTCGAGATGAGGCTCGAATACCGTTACCGGTGTCGGTGAAAGGGTTGCGCCCGGACCGCACTCGTCCGACCACAACGGCGTTATCTCCACCAGGAGATCCTCGAACGCCGCGAGAATCGAGTAGCCGAGGTCGGTGCCCTTGTGGAGGAACAGTTGAGGCGCGTTCAAGGTCTCGGATCGCTGAAGCTGCTCGGACTTGCTGTCGTCGAGCACGATCCCGATCGTCGAGGCCAGCTTGGTCAGCTGGGGCAGCGGACACGCGTTGGCGTCCCAGAGCGACGGGAAGATCCGCCACTTGGTGATGAGTTCGTTGAAGAGCGGCTTCATCGCGTCGATGAAGCCGCGCAGCGGCTCCTGAACGTCACCCTGTGTGCCGTCGTCCGTCCGGTAGAACTCCGGCAAGATCCGCCAGAGAACTTCTTCACTCCAATCCCCGTAGCCGAAGCCGGCGAGCATGAGGTACGGACCGGCCCCGGGCACCTGGAACGGCAGACCGCCGTACGGATGTCCGAACGGATTATGGCCGTAACCGATGCTCGACAAAGGCATTAGACGTTGATCCGACGGAACGCCTGGAAGCGGTCGCCCAGGATCGAGGCCACGGTCAGGGTCACGAAGCCCGTGGTCAGGTCCAGAGAGTAGTCGGCCGGCTCCGAGAGAAGCTGGCCCAGCTTGAACAGTTCAATCGCTGCGAGCGTGGGTGCCGTGACCAGCATGTCCAGAAGGACGGTGGCCGGCAGCGGCGTGATGACCAGTTCCGTGAGGTGCTCGTGCGTCGTGGTGATGACCGAGAGGTCGCGTTCGTCTCGAAGGACGACGAACCTCTCCAACGCCGAGACGGTTGGAATCACGAGCGTCACGATGCCGGTGATGAGATTGAGACCGTAGTCCGCCGGCTCCGACTGAATCAGACCGTTACGGAAAAGCTGGATCTTGGTGAGCGCCGGTGCGACCGAGAGAACGGACAGCGCGCCGACGCCGGCCGACGGAGGCTCGATCACCAGCGCCACGAGGTGCTTGTGCGGCGGGAAGAGCGACGTGGTGAGCAGACCGCCACCGAACAGGAGTCCGGTGTCTCCGTCCTTGAGCGACTTGCCGTTGTAGAAGTAGACAACGTCGCCGATCCGGGCGGCGAACAGGCGCAGGTCGTGGAGCCGCTGGTTGAGCAGGAAGATTCGGTTTGCGCGGTAGAGGGAGATCTCGGTGTCCACAGCCAGGAGCCTGGGCATGAGGAAGTAGAGGACTTCCCCGTCCTGAAGCTCGACCGACGCCGGGCCCGTGATGAACGCCTTGAACGGCGTCGACCAGCCAGTGATCTGGATCGCGTCCGACCAGAACAAGAGTCCGGCAACCGGACTGACCCCGTCCTTGTCCCAGCCGACAACGCCGGTGGAGAGGAACTGAAGCTGGCTGTTCTCTGCGTTCGCATAGACACCGGCGTCGATGGCCACGGCCCCGTCCTGCGCGGGCGCGAAGTAAGGTTCCTCGAACTCCGAGGGGTATGGGAACTGGTTGCGTGGGGTGATCTCAGCCATGTCTCACTCCGTTCAGAGCAGCGTCACGACCGGCAAGACGCCGAGCGTGATGACCTCGTAGGACTGGATCGGCAGATCACCGAACGAGTTCACACGGGTCGGCTGGTTGGAGATCGTGATGTGCGCGTAGTCGACACCGACGAGCACCTCGACGACCGAGTAGAGGTCTGAGATCCGAAGCGACTCACCATAGGAACGCCCGACCAGTTGAGCTTCCAGTGCCGCGATCACGCTCGTCACGACCTGCTGGCGAAGCTCGACGCTGCTGTAGTCAACCGTGGTCTTGATCTCGACGGTCAAGTCCACCGAGAGCAGGTTGATCGTGCCGTCGGTGACGTGGATCTTCACCGTGGACTCAGCCTTGCCGTCCAAGAAGGTCTCAAGCGCCCTGGCAAGTCCAACAGGAGCCTGGACGTATCGACCAACGCTGTCGGCTGCGAGGATCTGCGCGATCACGACGTTCGCCTGGCAGTTCGAGGAGAGGACGGCGTTCCAGTAGTCGGTGAGTTCTGCGGCCACGTCGAGCAATCCGGCGTTCGTGATCGACTGGATGATCGAGAGCGCGGTTGCGTCCTGCGTTACGCTCCTGGGCACGGTCGCTCGACCGATCGCGATAGCTCCGAACGTCGGGTCGACGAAGCTGTTGATCCAGCCGTCGAGATCCGCCTGAGTGACCGCGCGCTGGGCTGCCTGGAACACTAGCGGGGCGTTTGTCTTGATCGACGCGATCACCTCCGGGTTGGAGCCCGGAGTCGAGGGCAGGTTATGGACCAGCGTGGCTGCGATCACGCTGCCGTTCGCGCACACGAGCGGCTGGGTGAACACTGTGACCGAGTTGGCCGGCACCGATCCTCCGGTTCCGTCGGTCGCGAAGAACCTGAGCCGGATCTCGGCGTCGGCCCGTGGAATGTTCCCCGCGACACCGTCGCCGAACACCAGGCGCGGCGGGTTGAAGCCGTACTGGAACTCGAACTGATTCGCCTGCTCGAAGGAGAGGAACTCCGACTCGGGCCACTCGATCGCGTCGACCGTCACCACCGGCGAGTCCTGGGAGATCGCCGACCCGGTCGGAGTCGTCGTCACCAGAAACACCTGGTTTGGCTGCCCACTGGACGTGTAGATCGCGGTGAGCGTCTGTCCCTGGATCGCTGCGAAGACCCTGGGACCGGTGTCACCAGCGTCGAAGACGATCTCCTCTGTGGTCTCGAACGCGAGTCCGTTGGGGCCGTTGAGCTTACTACCCTTGCTGATCGTCAGTCGCGCGGGCGGCGAAGAGTCGAGCGTCATTGTGATCTCGACGGCCGGAGGCACGGACGAGTACGCCTTGTAGCCCAGCTGCCTGGCGATCTTGACCGCGTTCGACCTGATCCTCACGTCGACGAGATTGGTGTCGTCCGCCTGGCGGTCGCCGTACCAGGACATCGTCGAGAGGGCGAAGGCCACCATCTCGATCATGACGATGCCCTGCTCGGACGCCACGATGTTGTTCGCGACTTCGGAACCGAACCGGAGGTTCAGGTAGGACACGACCTCCGACACGTAGGTGTCGAAGTCCTTGCCGAACAAACCGCTCCGAACCAGGTCTCTCGCGGTTACGGAGAGTGAGATCCCGCCACCCGGAGGCATAACTTACCCTCCTCCGTCGAACTGAAGCGTGGTTCGCTGCTGCTGCGGTCCTGAGCTACCAAGCGGACGCCACACCACGGTCAGGACGATCACGTTCGCGGCGGCGTTGTTGTCGATCAGGATGTCGTCCACGATCACACGGCCCTCGTTGCTCTGGATCGCCGTGCGCGCCTCCGTGGACGCCCTCACCCGCGCCTGCCTGGACATGTTCGTAAACAGGAGGCGCTTCAGGTTACACCCGAAGGTCGGGTTGTAGACCCGCTCGCCAGGAAGCGTCATGAGGATCGTGTAGATCGAGTCGCCGAGTAGCTCAATGTCCGTGGCCGGCTCCGGGTAGCCCTTTGAGCCGAACCGCCAAGGAACCGCTATCCCCTTGATTTGTGGCATGTTAGTTCGCGGTGGTCGCGGTGGTGGTCACGGTGCCGATGATAGCAGGGACGAGCACCGGAGAAGTAGGGATGCCCACGGCAGTGGATAGGTGAAAGTGGGCGTTGTAGAGG